GAAGGAGATGGTGGAGATATTAAGTCTTTTACTGCTATGTTTGGTAGTAAGAAAAGCTACAAAGGCTCTTGGGATGATGAACTAGCGAAAGAGATTGAAGGCTACCCTATGCCTTTCATGTCTCCTTTCTTTTCCAATGTAGACGTTAATAAACAATACGAAAAGATCGTTTCTGACAAATCTATATTTGATAGTTTACTTTCTAGTCAAGATAAGCTAAACTATTTCAAGGATAAGAGAAAGTTTGATTCAAAACAGCTCACTACGTTTTTAAAATATATTAGTGAAAAAGGCGTAGATTTCATAGAGTTATCTAGACTTCCAGCAACAGAAGAAAACGCAAAGAAGTTCTTTAAGGAAGGTGAGAAGCTTGCTTGGCCTAAGAACTGGCAGGAATATCCTAACAAATTAGGAAAACTTGTAAAGCAAAGCGAAGAGATTAGAAATAACTATTTACTAAAGGCTGAATCGGGAGTATATGTAGTAGGTGCCGGTCATCTTCTAGAACTTATGAAAATTAATAAGTCTTTAAAGATGATAGGTGGTGAATTAGCTGATTCTTGAGGTCGGCTCCCTCCGCTGAGTTTTCATGAGAGCGTCGGAATCAACCGAGTGTCTGTAAATGAGTGTACATTAGATTTACAGATGGAGCCATCTTATTTTGTAGCGTCTTTGAGTCATTAGACCGGACGCTGTTATTGGAGGTATAATTGGATTTTTATACAACAGTATTTGCTCGTGGAGATAAGGTTTACGTTCGTGGTTTCGATAAAGGTATGCGAGTTACTGATGTCGTTACCTATTCGCCTTATATGTTTATCCCTAAACCGGACGGCGAATATCGGACCTTAAATGGTCGTCCAGTTGCTAAGCTGGATTTTGATAGCATTTCAGATGCTAGAGATTTTGTTAACAGATACGAAGGTGTTTCCAATATGGAAATCTTCGGTCTAGATCAATTCTTGTATCTTTATATTTTCGATACCTTTAAGGGCGAAATCAATTACGATCCGAAACTGCTTAATGTCGTCACTCTTGATATTGAAGTTGGTGGTGAAGATATTGCTGAGTTTCCCGATATTGATACTGCCAATCAGCCTATCACTGCTATTACCATTAAGCTGAGAAACAAGATCGCTTGTTTCGGCGTCAAAGACTTTACTCCTAAGTCTGATAACGTTTACTATCTCAAGTGTAAGGACGAATACGATCTTCTACAGAAATTCCTACAGGTCTGGGAGAGTAAAGATTGGTGTCCCGATATCGTAACTGGTTGGAACGTAGAGTTCTTCGATATTCCGTATCTGGTTCAACGCATTATTAATCTCTTTGGTGAAAAAGACGCTAAGAGAATGTCTCCTTGGCGAATGATTGAAGAGCGTCGTATTGAAATTAGGTCTAAGGCAAATAAGACCTATGAGCTCAGAGGCATAGCCACTCTCGATTACTTTCAGCTTTATAAGAAGTTCACTTTTGGTAATCAGGAGTCCTATCGTCTTGACTTCATTGCCAATATTGAACTAGGTGAAAACAAGGTTGATTATTCTGAGTATGGATCGCTCAACGATCTGTATAAAAAGAATTTTCAGCTGTACATGGAATATAATATTCATGACGTTCTTCTAGTTGATAAGTTAGATGATAAGCTGAAGTTCATTGAGCAGGTTATGGCTTTGGCATATGACGCTAAGGTCAATCTTGCCGACACTATGACTACCGTTCGTCCTTGGGACATTATTATTCATAACTATCTTCTTGATCAGAAGATCGTTATTCCTCAGAATAAAAAGAGCAACCTCAACTTTAGTCTTGTTGGTGGTTACGTTAAGGAACCCAAAATTGGTTTGAGCCGTTGGGTGGTTTCATTCGATCTTAACTCTCTATATCCTCATCTTATCATGCAGTATAATATCTCGCCAGAGACTTATATGGGTAAGAAGAGAGATTTTCCAGAACTGGAAGACTTGTTAGAAGGTAACGCTGAAGCAGCAGAACAGTTAGATATAGCCGTAGCCGCTAATGGTTGTATGTATAGTAAGGATAAGCAAGGGTTTCTCCCGGCGCTTATGGAACGTATGTATAACGACCGCACCAAGTATAAGAAATTAATGCTTGAGGCTAAACAGCGTTATGAGAACAATCCTAACATCGAAGACGAAAAGCTAATTGCTCGTTATCATAACATGCAGATGGCTCGTAAGATTCAGCTTAACTCGGCTTATGGCGCTCTTGGTAATCAGTATTTCCGTTGGTTCAGCTTCGATCTAGCGGAATCAATCACTATGTCTGGTCAGTTGTCTATTCGCTGGATTGAGCGAAAGATGAATCAGTATATGAACAAGATGTGTAAGACGGAAGGTAAGGATTATGTTATTGCTTCCGACACTGATTCCATCTATGTTACATTCGATAAGCTGATACCAGAAGGCTCTGATGAACTAGAAGCCGTGAAGTTAATCGATCAGTTTTGCGAAAAGCACGTTCAAGTTTACATAGATAAGTGTTATGACGAGTTAGCTGGTTATATGAACGCTTATCAACAAAAAATGAAAATGAAGAGGGAAACCATTGCGAACAAAGGTATCTGGAAAGCTAAAAAGATGTATATTCTCAACGCTTGGAACGTTGAGGGCGTACAGTATATTGAACCCAAGCTCAAGCTCCAAGGTATTGAGGCGGTACGTTCAAGCACTCCACGAGCGTGTAGAGAGAACATTAAAAAGGCTCTATCGATCATAATGAACGGAACTGAGTCTGAGCTCAGAACGTTTATTGATAACGTTAGAGAAGACTTTATGACTCTGCCATTTGAAGATATTGCTTTTCCTCGCGGCGTCAAGGACTTGAACAAGTACATTGATCGGGCTGAGATTTATAAGAAAGCAACTCCTATTCAGGTGAAAGGTTCTTTGATCTTTAATCATTTGCTTAAGAAGCATAATGTTAAGGACGTTCAGCCGATTACTAATGGCGATAAGATTAAGTTTGCTTATCTAAAGACGCCTAACCCTATTCATCAGACGGTTATCGCAACACCTGATGTGTTGCCTGCTGAATTTAATCTAGATAAGTATGTTGACCGCGAACTTCAATTTGAAAAGTCGTTTATGGAACCATTGCGTTCTATTACACAAGTCATTGGTTGGAAGACCGAACAGGTCGCCACTTTGGAGGATTTCTTTTCATGAGCAGAAAAAAGAATAGGACCAAGAATAAAAAGAAAAAGAAGTTCAAAGATTTTGACAAGATGACCTTTGAGAAAAGGGAAAAGCTGCGAGCCAAGTTAAGGGAAGAAAGAGTTTACACTAGAGCATTTCGCACTGAACAAAGTTTCGGAGCAGCCAGTAAGGTAACTCGTATTCCAGTTGAAGAATATTTAAAGATACAGGAGAATAAAGATGGCTGATACGCCGGAAGATGATTTCAATATTGACTTTGATTTTGGTTTTACGTCAGAAGACGAACTGAAGTCAGGAGAGTTAGAACTACAGGACCAGCTAGGTAATGTTCAGGTAAAGCTAGATGGTCTGCGCAAGATGATTATGCCTCTGCTTCTACAACTAAAGAAGAACCCAGATAAGGATATTATCAAGTGGGCAGGTGCTGATCGAGTAAAGCAGATCGATGCTTTCATTAAGAAGATGGACGCATATATTAAGTCTTGACTTTATATTGGAGTTATACTATGACAACTGAAGAAATTGAATCTCTAGCAAAATTTGCAGCCGAAACATTAAACGGTGGTGACTTTTATAATAAAAATTATTATAATTTCAGGCATAAGGAAGCTTGGGAAAATATGATTTCAAAATTGATTGAAAAGATGAAGGAAATGGAATGTCATTAAAAGAACGGTTGATTAAGAATAGCACTATTGATTATACTTCTACTCTGACAGACAGTAAGGTTTATACCAAGAAGGATATGATCCCTACCTTGGTCCCTATGATTAATGTTGCTCTGTCCGGAACGATTGATGGTGGTATTACTCCCGGTCTAACGATGTTGGCCGGTCCATCCAAGCACTTCAAGACTGGTTTCGCTCTGCTGCTTGCTTCGTCTTATCTAAAGAAGTATCCAGACGGTGTTATTCTGTTTTATGATTCTGAGTTCGGAACGCCTCAGACCTATTTCCAGAAGTTCAAGATTCCTCTTGACTCGGTTATTCATACGCCTATTACTGACGTTGAAGAGCTAAAGTTCGATCTGATGAAGCAGTTGAAGGAGATCAAGAGAGAAGATAATGTTCTAATCATTATTGACTCGATTGGTAATCTAGCTTCTAAGAAGGAAGTAGAAGATGCACTAGACGGCAAGTCTGTTGCTGATATGACTCGCGCCAAGCAGTTGAAGTCTCTGTTTCGTATGATTACACCTCATCTATCTCTAAAGGATATTCCTCTAGTTGCGGTTAATCATACCTATAAGACTATGGAAATGTATGCTAAGGATGTTGTTGGTGGTGGCACTGGTGCTTATTATGGCGCCGACAATATCTGGATTTTAGGAAGACAACAGGATAAAGATGGCACGGAAATTGCTGGATACCATTTCGTTATTAACGTTGAGAAATCTCGTTATGTACGTGAAAAATCAAAGATACCAATTACCATTAGCTATGAGGGTGGCATTAATCGTTGGAGTGGTCTTCTTGACGTGGCCCTTGAAGGCGGCTATGTCGCAAAGCCTAAAGTGGGCTGGTATGCCATCGTGGATCGCAAGACCGGTGAAGTGGACGGAAAGAACTATCGAGCAGCTGATATCGTGGACAGTAAGGACTTTTGGTTGAATATCTTTAAGGAAACCGACTTCGCAGATTATATCAAGAATAAGTATTCTCTTGATACCGAAGGCAGTTTAGTCTATGACGACGAGGAAGTTTAATCGCCTAACAGCCGTGCTTTCAAAAGACGGTGTTTGGTGGTGTTATTCTCATGATGAGCATCCCGATTGGGGTGTTCATCATTTTAGAGACAGCGCTTGGTTTAAACTTATGTTCGAGGAATAAGGAGTTTTAATGTCGATTGAAAGAACTATTCTTTCTAATTTATTGTTTAACGAAGAGTATAGCAGAAAAGTTATACCGTTTCTCAAGTCAGACTATTTTCAAGATTATAATGAGAAGGTTGTATTCGATCTTATTGACGAATACGTAAAGAAGTATAATTCTTTTCCTTCAATTGAAGCGCTAAACATTGACCTGTCCAACAAGGAAGGTATCAATGAACAAACTTTTAAGATCAGTAAAGAGATTGTTACTGGTCTTGAGTTTGACCCTAATACTAAACTCGATTGGCTCATGGATCAAACAGAGAAATTCTGTCAAGATAAAGCGCTATATCTTGCGATCATGAAGTCGATCCAAATATTGGACGAAAAAAATGGATCAATCTCCAAAGGAAATATACCATCAATTCTTACTGACGCTCTCGGTGTCTCTTTTGACGCCCATATTGGTCATGACTTTCTTCTTGACAGTGATGAGAGATACGAATTTTACCACCGTAAAGAGAAGCGAGTCCCATTCGACCTCGACTATTTCAACACCATTACTAACGGTGGCCTACCCAACAAAACGCTTAACATCGCTCTTGCCGGAACTGGCGTGGGCAAGTCCCTATTTATGTGTCACTGCGCAGCGGCCAATCTCTCTCGGGGCAACAACGTTCTGTACATTACGTTAGAGATGGCTGAAGAGCGTATTGCTGAACGCATAGATGCTAATCTTCTAGATGTGGACATTCAAGAATTAGAGCTATTGCCTAAGCAAACGTATAATACTAAGATTGAGAAGCTAAAGAGTAAGCTGACGGGTAAACTGATCATTAAGGAATATCCGACAGCTTGCGCTGGTTCTGCGAACTTTCGTCACCTTCTTAATGAACTGAAGATTAAGAAGAACTTTGTTCCGGATATTATCTACATTGATTATCTAAATATCTGTCTGTCATCGAGGATTAAAAGTGGAGCCAACGTCAATTCTTATACCCTTGTCAAAGCAATCGCAGAAGAACTACGAGGGCTTGCAGTGGAATACGATGTTCCTATCATCTCTGCGACTCAAACAACTAGAAGCGGATATTCGAACAGCGACGTGGGATTGGAAGATACATCAGAATCCTTTGGACTCCCGGCCACAGCTGATTTTATGTTTGCACTCATCACGTCCGAAGAGTTGGCAGAACTCAATCAGATCATGGTTAAGCAACTCAAGAATCGTTATAATGACCCTTCCGTTCATCGTAGGTTTGTCATTGGGGTTGATCGTAGCAAAATGCGACTTTACGATGTTGATGAATCTGCTCAAGACGATCTAATAGATGGTCCTACTAAAAGTAAAGC